TTTCTAAATCATTATCCATCTTTCTCTTGATGGAATCAATGTATTTAGTATTATCATTATTGGTGAAGTATGTATTCTTATAAAGATCATCTATGCTTTTTTGTACATCATCGATAATTTTTTTATTTAAATTAGTATTTAAAATAGGCATATCGTCTGATTTCGGAGTCTTGTTTTTATCGTCAGCCAACTAAATTCCCTCCTAAAATACGTCATTTTAAGACAATTACCTTAATGTATCCAGTATACTAAATAATCAACAATAAAAATCTCTATACTGGAATTAACCAGTATAGAGATATTATTTTTACATAGTTGCTTTAAGGTTAACAATAGAATCATATGTCGGAGAATCTGCAACTGTTGCATCAGACGATCCAGCATATACTTCAGCAGATGCTTCAGGATGGATGGATTTATTAAGGATATTGTATCCGAATTCCATTTCATCAAAGCATGTATGTTTGTTAATAAAGTCAAGGAATTCTGTAGCACGTTGGTTAACGATACGTCCAGGAATCGGGAAACCATTGAACTGCAACGGAATTTCAGCAAACTGAATTTCCCCACGCATAACGTTATAAAGGTTAGATGTATTAGCAAGGTTAGGTTGGCAAGATGCCAAGATATATGCTTTTTCTACATTCAAACCAGAGTTATCAGTTACGATCAATAAGAAATGGAAGATTTCAGATTGATAACCTTTGATAAGACCGGAGTTGTCTTTACCAGTATATTCAGGATACTTCAAAAGACCATTATAACGTTTGATCTGAGTACGAGGGTCTTTAACACCACGGAGATACAATTCATTTACTTTGGTAATCAACGAACCAGAACGTTCGAAATAGTTCATCGTAAAGGAAGTACCACCTTGTTCAGTTGTACGAGTAATGATATTAAGATCAGTAATACCATTAGTCAACTGGTTTGTTTCTGCACTAATATCTTCAATACCCTGTGCACCACGGAATTCATATTCAAGAATATGACGGTAGTTACGAATAAGAGTATCATACTGTTCATTACGACTTCTCAATGCTGTCAAGAATTTAGGGATATCGAGACAAATCAAGAACGAATAACCTGTTTCATACAGGTCAAACTGAGCCAGGTTTGTAAAGTCAGTAACCCCACGCATGAGTGTATATTTGGTTACATCACGAGGATTGAGGGTACTGTCAAAAATATTACTTACGGATTCTTTAGCCATAGTATTTTACACCCTCCTATTAAGAATTCAAGGCAATAATCTTGAAGATTTCTGTTTGAACGAAATTACGGAAACGTACAAACAAGCTAGCATAAATAATCTTATTAGAATTATAAAGCGAGCTAGATACGTACTGAATTTCGAACGACTGGAACAGATTGGAATAGCGGTTAACGATCAAGTCATTAACGTCACGTTTATACTTCGTGAGATCATCACCATCAAGGAAGCTATAACGGATCTTAGGACAAAGTTCACGAATAGCTTTAATAACCTGCTGAACAGCCAATACGTTGTTAACCCAGCTAAGCTGTGTATAAGCTGTCTGAGAAGTATATTCCGAGTTCATCGTCAAGATATTACCATTGTAGAAGGAAAGGTAGTTGATACGGAGGTCATCCAATTCCTTAAACTGATCTACATGAGGAGTATGTTTAGGCGAGAAGTTCAAAGTACCTTGAACAAATGATTCCATCGGAACGATGATATCATATTTCTGACCGCAGAAAGGACGGTTACGTCCATTGATGAAGTGTTTTACAAACAAACGGCACAGGTCATAAGTTACTGTAACCGGAATTTGCTTACGTGTATAAGGTTCATAAATTTCATAAGAGTTCATATATGTTGCACAATAACGACTCTTAGCATTTTCCTGATTCTTAATACGCAATTCTTCAATGGAGCTAATACCTACGCCCATATCACGGAAGTATACTAAGTCTTCACGGAAAGCGGCCAAACGTTCAATAGCACGTTTAACTTGCTTAGGGTAGTTAGCATCAAAGATACAGTCAATACGGTTGTTATCTAAGTCATAGATATCATCCGAAAAAGATCCATCAAATGCTTTAACCATTTCAGCTTCGTATTCAGCAGATTTGATAGGAGCATCACCAAATGCACCATTAGAACCATTCTGGAGTTTAATACCCATAAGGCTGGAGAGGTTTACACCATCAGACATATCTACTGCTAAATTAGCATAATCCCGACCATTCAAATCTGTACCAAATAATACGTCAGCATTCTTGAAGGATTCTGTATCATCAATGAGATAACCAACGTTATTTACAAATGCTTCAAATTCATCATCAAAGAAGATAGCACGAACTTGTTTCGAACGCATAGCAATAGCATTGTCCAAAGACATGTTCTTATCTTTTTCAACGATATTCGGATTCATTGTAAAGGATACTGTTTCAATAGTATTACCATTTTCAATGATATCGATAAAGTAACGAACGTAATCCAACGGATGAGAAGCAGTAGCATCTGTATAAATACGGAAAGATTTATTAGAGCTGCCACGACCCATATCAGCGATTAAGAATAATACATATTCATCATCTTCACCAATTTCATTCTTATGGCCGAAGTCACCCTTAAGAATCTTACCAAATTTCTTAACATCATTACCATCAGATGCAACAGATTTCAAACGATATGTAATCTTAACAAAGTTTTCTAATACAGGAGTATTAGCAATACCATTTGTATTAGCATCTGTAGTAAGACGATTTGTTGTCGGATTCGTATACAACGGAAGACCGTTGTCATTCGTCTTTTGTTTCTTTTCATTCTTTACTTCTGCTACAACACCAATGTTAGCAAGAGTAGAATCGGTAGCTACAATACGTTTGAATGTAACATAACCACCAGCATCGATAAAGTTTGCAGCTTGAATCAAAGCTTGGCCATGACGAGTATAGGAAGGAGTTCTTCCATAATAATCGTAAAAATCACTACCAAACAATTTATGCTTCCATTCTTCAGGTCCTTTATCAGCAGAACTTACAACCATGGCTATCGGGCGATCAGTACTATCTTTTACAGTATCACTATATTGCAAAATCTCAGACTGGTCGTCAATGATAGTGGTTACACCAGGAGCTGGCATATTTAGTTCCTCCTTTTTTACAGAAAGTTATTAATTTTTCGAAAAACTAATAATTTGAAATGGTTTAATTAAAAATTATTATTAGTGATTCTATATATATAGAATCTAAGAACAACATTTCTTTTTTAAAGAAAAGGATCCCAGATTTTAATATAATGTTATTGAAGCTGGTTTATTGGCTATTCTTCTCCAACCAAAATTTGCTCCAAAGGGGTATCTTTAGGATTGTCATTCATCATAGCATGAAGTATAGATTCATCAAAGTTTTCAGAGATTAAAGCAGTATAAGGAGATATAATCTTAGAAACATTCTTCAAAGACATCGACTTATATGCATGCATATCATTTGTTTTTGCTAATCTAAAAGGAATCGATTCATCATCTTTAGATCTGCAAACTTCAGATACAGCCAATCCAAACATTTGGTTATTGATACCATAAGAAAATCCATTGATAGTCATATTATCAATAATGAAATCCTGTATTTCATCATAAGGAATTGTATTAATAATATAACCAAGGATGAAACAGAGATTTAGCATCTTTTCGCAATTACCAACAAACTTAACTAGTTTTGTAGATACTACAATCTGATCTCCTTCTTTGTATTTAAACAATCTATAATCTTCTTTAACAGAATTCTTGGTTAATTGTAATTGTTTAACCTTTTCAATAGTATAGGGTCTGGTAGCAAACATACTAGGGAATGTAAATAACTTTAATCCATCATTCATTTTGCCATCTACACTCTGAATTGTATAGTTAAACATTCCCATTATATTTATAAGGTCCCCTTCTTGCTCAGCAAGGTTTCTATCAAAATACTTTTCAGGAACATAAGCTATCATTTCTCTATCCTTAGCAGAGAAGATGATAGAATCTCCTTCTTTTTTACAAAAATACGGCATAGGTTCTGCCATTATTCTTCACCCTCTTTATTTAAAGATTCAAGAAGATATAATCTATATTCATCATTATTCAATTCATTTTCATCTGATGAATTTTTATCATTTCTATCGATAAGCATAAAGTTCAACTTAGATCTCTTATTAATATCTGCACCATGTTCCATTAATAATTTAGCAACTTTATAATTGCCATGTTTTATAGCACTGGATAAAGCCATATTATCATAAGCATCTCCAGATACACCATTGTTTAAAAAGAATTCTACAAATTCAGAATTATCATTCTTTGCTGCTTCATTTAATAAGGATCCTTTTACATCTTCATTTTTTAATAATTCAGATATCTTATCATTGTCCTTTATAAACTTTACAACACTATTGAAAGTATCTATATTATTATCATAGATTGTATTTATGATAATACGTTCTAATACATCATCATATTTCAGTTTAGCTGCATTGTCATAAACTATCTTTAATAGCTTATTGAACAGAAAGATATCTTCACCATCATGAAATGCTGATAAGATATTATAAGAAAGTTTATCTTTTTTAAAGAATGAGATGTAATGGATTACAGAACTCATTCGATCTTTTAATATCTTTTCCCAGAAAAAGGTATTATTAAAATATTCCATAAACTTTTGTTTAGGAGGTTGAACTGAATCGTTGGGGTCTTTCGAAGCATCATAATGGTATAATTTGTAATTAATTCCTTTAGATAGCAAAAAAGAAAAAAGCTGGTTATCATTGATAAACGTTTGCATGTAGCATACCTCTCCCTTAAAATAATTACTATACACAACTCTCATTATAAATAAGTCATCCTAAGGAGTTTTAACCCCTTAGGATGAGATTATATTATTCGTGAGTTACTCCAGCTTTTTCTTCCCAATTTTCACTCATATTAGTACCAAAACTATTGAAATGCTTATCGGCATATAAAATAAGGCCATTCTTAAATAATACATTATCATCAAGGCATCCAGGACATTGATTTTCATGACCTTCTACAGGAACGTCAAACTGTCTAATAACTTTAGGCTTGCTTGTATTTCCTCTACCAACATTTCTACCAATAGGAGTTACATCAGATCTACCTGCTATGATAGTACCATCTTTAGTATCTCCACCAGTTGTTGTACCATTAGTATAAACACCACCTTGAATAACAGCATTTACAATAGTACGACCAACTTTTGTACCACCAATAATAGTACCTCCAACAAGAGTACCACCAGTTGTAGTAATCTTTCCTGTTGTAGTTCCATCTTCAATAGTATAAGATTTACCATCAATACATCCAGTAGCTGTACCACCAGTAGCTTTTCCACCTACAGCTGTACCGCCGACTGTAATATCTCCAACTGTAATACCACCAGTTGTAATCATATCATCTCCAGTAACAGTAGCACCATATACAACAGAGTCTTTTAATACAGGATTGATGATAGTGCCTTTTTCTGTTCTACCACCTTTAATGATTGTATTAATAGCAATTACATTGGTGATGGTTCCAGTAATAGTAGCATCAGATACAATACCAGTCTTTTCGTCTGTTTTACCATCAACAGATCCAGCTCTAAGATTAGCATTAAGAATCTTACCTTCAATAATAGCACCATTAATAGTGTCACCATTAATGACAGTAAGTTCCATACCAATATTATTCTTTCCTTGAGCAAGTCCATCTAATGTATGACCAGTAACTTCACCAGAAACAATAGTACCTTCTAAGATATTACCATTCTTATCAGCAATAGCATTCTTAATAACGGCATTCTTGATAACTTCTGCGGTGGTTGTGCCATATCTATGAATACTATTATCGATAGTAGGATCTTGATCTGCATAGACAGAGTATTCAGTTACTCCACGAATCTGATCTGTTTTAAATACAGCTGTTTTTGTTACATAATTAGCAGAACAATCAACTTTCAATTTAAATAAAACATTATTGTTGCAATCATAAGTTTTATAGATATCAGATAATCTACCAGATACTCGTAAGAGTTTTCCATCTTCAATATAATCGAAAATATACATTTTCCCAGCTTCTAAATCAATAGAAGTATTCTTTTCAGGATCTGTATATTGTACGGTAATAGTGATAATAGTTTTTTGAGTAACTTTAACTCCTGTAACCATAGAATTTGAACAGCAATTACAAGAAAGATTTAAAGGCCCATTAGGTCTATATAATCCACTCATTAAACCAGGAGTTATATTAGAATTTTTAGTGCTTGTATAATCAGAATAACAGCGGCCACCAACAACTCCGCCATTATATGCCGGAGTCGGGGTGAAAACATTATTTACACTAGAACAATCATAGCATGTACTATCGTGTTCTTCAAGATAATACTTACCAGAATTGCAGGATTTACATTCCGACATAGCTTTTTATGCCTCCTTTATAAAATCATCCATATTATAAAGATGTAAAAATAATATGGGTAAGAGCTATTAAGCCCTTACCCAATGAATTAATCTTCTTTAATAGGTTTAAAAATATCTTGTAATGCAGATAAAGTAGGATTATCTACATCTTCTTTTTTCTTAGAAGAAATTTCTACAGAGGTATAAATAAGGAATAAGAATTTAAAGAATCCTTTAATTTGTTCTGTAGCCTTAGGATATTTGTTCAATTGTTCAGAAGTCATGAAAGACCAATTAGAGATATTCTTCATAGTAAGCATAATCATATAATTATTTATAGCATCATATGGGGATAATTTTCTAGCTAATTTAGATAGAGCAATTGTAAAAAGAGCTGCATAATTGTATTTCTTTTCATCTCCATTTTTAAATCTAAATCCGAAATGAACTAATACTGCTTTAACCAAATCAGGAAGGAAAGCATTAAAATACAACCCAGATCTTTCTTTTGCTAAATACAAATCCTCAAAAGCTCTTCTAAGTCTAACTTCATTACCATATACCTTTAATAGATTAGAGGTTAATACATGCTTATATACTTCAATGAAGTCATCATCTTCAAAGTTAGCAATATGATATACTTTATTTACTTTATGAACAATCTTTTTAGATTCTTCATCATAATGATCAGACTCTTGTACAAGAAGTTCCATAGCTCTATCTCTAGCATTCAAATCTGTCATATAATAAATATCCACTAATACTTTTACAAGTTTAGTATCAAGTTTACTGTGTTTAAAAAACATAGAATCGGTAATATTAAAGTTTTCTTCAATAACTTTTGTTTCTTCTTTAATACTTACTTCTAATTCATCTTCAAGATCTTTTACAATAGAATCTATTTCTTTATTAGCCTCCTCGATGGTCATTTCAGACATATCTTTTTTCTCTTCCATTATATATCTCCTATTCCCTTATTTATTCATCATTTCAATTACTCTAGGATCTAATGCCTGTACATAATCCTGTTGTAATTTTAAACGAACATGGGTGATGATATCAGCTCTTAATATTTCATTATTGATCAAGGAGTTATATCTTCTAAACAAACTTACGTTGTTTATGATATTCTTATTAAAGAGATTAATAACTTCTTGATTTGTCATCCCATAAGCATATCCATATACAGTAGAATCAGGGACTTCCATATCTTTAATAAAAGATAATACTAAAGGAAGATTAGCTGCTACTGTAATCAATGCAGGATCTTTACTAAAGATGAGTTTATTGTAATTAGAACTAGCATCTTTATTGTATTTAAGATTTTCCATATTTAAAGCAGAATAGATATTTTCTCTTTCTTCATAGATAAATCTAGTAAAGAAATTTACAATATACTGATTAAACTTAGCTACATAGAAATCATATACAAAATCTGCAATAGGATAAAAATCTGTAGTTTCATCATTTCTAATAAATTGGAAATCATACTTTTTAGAAACAGCATCAATAATATTAAGATATGTTTCTTGTTCCTTGGCAGAAATTTGATCTTGATCATAAGGATAAGCATTATATAATTGCTTAAAGATAGTTTTAAACGCTTTGATAGTATTAGGTTTAGGAACTGTATCAAATCTATTAAACATTGCCGTTAATGTATCTTCTACAATATTCATAGCATAATCACTATCAAATTGAATAAGGATACTAGCAAGTTGATTATCTGATTGTAATTCATATTCTTGATTATTGGTAATAAAATCCAGCATATAAACACCTCATTTAGTAAGTAAAATAGCAGTAATATCTTATATACTTGTAAACTTTATTCTAACTTTTAAATTTCCCTTACCGCATAAAACGGTAAGGGAAGTACTTATTGTAAACCATTATCTTCTTTATGATTTTGATAATACATATCTCCATGGTCTAAACTATTATAAACAGAAGTAGAACTCATTTCTTCTTCCGGATTATTAAAGTCTATGAATAATGAAGGAGGAAGACCTTGTTCATTACCAATAGTTGTACCATCATATATTTCTACATCATCAGGGTTGATATTGTATTTTCTAGCATATGCTTCTCTTACAACAGGATCATTTAGCATTTCTTTAAGCATTTGAGTTTCTTGTTTTCTTTGCTTAGAAATATAATCTCCAAATAATAAGTCTCCTGCTTTTTTCATATCAACCATTTGGGTACGAATATCATCTTTACCTTTATTTTCATCAGGCTCATTGATGTACTCTATTTCTTGAGTGATATCTGTAGTGTACTCATCTATACCCATATCAAGAACTTCATCAATATCATCTTCAGTTTTAATACTGGATTTTATAATTCCGAAGTTCTCTTTTAGATTCTTTCCTTCATACCAAACATACAGAGCTACAAGATATGAGAATATTTGGTCATCGTGTGTGGTGTCAGAATGTTCTACTTTACCATTACGCTTTACTTCCAACCCTCTCATTTCTTGATATATAGAAGGAGATATAAATTTATCTTTATGATAGTTTACTCGTTCTCTAAGAATTTCTATAAGATGATCACGAACTATATTAGTTGACGTAAGACCATATACTTTAGTCTTACGTTTATTTCTAATAATTCTATTACCATCTGTAGTTTCTTCAAGAACTCTATCTTTGATTTCATAATATAGATTACGCTTAACTTGAGTTTCTAATAATTTACCAATTACTGATAATCCATAACCGTTGTCTTTTAATATCGACGCAACTCGATATCAGATGGTCAATTCCATTCCACCCTCATTACAAGGAGTGACGAGATCATATGTCGTCCCTATTTCCGATATAGGGCCAGTATTTTTCTTCCACCATTAGCTTGTGGTTCTACTCCCCCGCCAGGGGATGATCGTTGGACGTATATCTATTTAATAGATATTTCGCTGCTAAACTAGGCCATTTGCAAACTTTTTAAACCATCACGATTATCATCACTGATTGCGTTGTGGTATTGCAACTCTTAACAGCCTTTTCTAAGCAATTAACTCTGTTGGAATATAAAGATTACTCTTTATACTGTGCTTATTTACACCATTTCTTTCTACGTTGACTATTGCGTTAGGCATCATATTAGTAACCAAGTATTGAACTACTCTGGCTAATTCTATATTAGAAATTGTATTGCATTTTAAATCAGCAAATACTTTTGTAGTTTTAGAATCTACACAAGTAATACAAGAACTATCCTTAGATACACCACCAGATGGATCGACCCCAATAATAGGAGGGTATTTAGGAACTAGGTTTGATTTAAGAGGAATTTCTTCATAGATATTGAATTGGTATTTCCCAAAGATAAGAATTGTCTTTTTAGGATCTCTACAGTATTTACGAATTCCATCTAACTCGTCTTTAGTAAACGGATTGTTTTCTGATTCATCAGACCATTCAAGAAGAATTTCTCGACGAATTAGAGTCCAATCCCATTCCAAATCTCTACATTGTTTTTCAAACCACTTTTCATCATAACCAAGTTGTTGATAGTTAAATTGGATATGAACAAAACTAGAAAGTTTATTAGAATCTACAATATCAGAAACTTGTTGATATGTTAGATCATACCACATTTCAGAAAATTTGCTTGAATTGTTTAAAACAGCATAAGCATATTTTCCTTCATCATTAGTTAAGAACCCAGGCGTTGTTGTATATAATACACCATAAGGTACTAAGTTTTGTTTGGCTATTTCGATAGCCTTACTCATAGCAGGACGCATGTTCCCGTAGATAGTTTTCATAAAGGGAATAAATGCAAATTCGTCGGCCCAGAGTAAAGGGAATGTTTGACCACGAAGCAAGTTAGCTGCAGCTAATTCATTTCTAGCTTTAGCATACGTTTTGATATTATTATGATTTATAGCGTTTTCCATATAAATCTGAGTATTCTGTA